CGTACTATTACTGTTTCAGGTATAGCTACCAAATTTGAAAGGTAATTTCCTTATGATTGTCGAAACAAATGAGCATCTAGCTCATCTTTTTCCGACTCTTCTCGATTAAAACTTGGATCAAGTCTCCCAGTGTTTAAGTTTGTGTCAGCATTAGATTCGGACTCAACTTCCGCATCATCCGATCCATACTCACTCTCACCACTGTTGGACTTAATTTCCCCGTCTCGATCACCCCCGCCACTGTTAAATGCATCGACTGCATTAGCTCCAGTGAGCTCAGCAAACAACGCAGTTAACTTAGCATTAAAATCATTTGATACGATTTTAACGTTGCGTTGCTCTACCACTTCATTCATGAACGTATTCGCATTATCACCCACGAATACATTAAACATAATTGTTGTAGGCAGGGGGTCAAGTGTGAACCAAATACAACTACGATTTCCGAAGAAGATGACTGGTTTACCACGCCAATAGGCGCTTAACCATTTCATTTCTTTGGTGCTCACATCCACTGATGTTGACCCTGTGCCATTCATGGCAAAGAGCAGTCTACTCACATCTTCATTTTCCAGCGCAGTGTCAAGTGCGTCCAAGGTTGAAGCTGAGGTATCACCATTGCGTTCTCTAGCGATTTTACGATCATCCGCAGGGGAGCCATTCACTTCATACACATTGAGAATTGACCGTCGTAGATCAGTAGTGTCACCACCATGATCACGATCCCAATTCGGAATGTAAGAATCAAATAGCTTCTGCAAAGCCGAATCATCCAAACCACTAAACTCATCATGAGTTAAGAGATTGCGGATATTAACGTACTTACCTTCACTACCATGCATAATATAACCTTACACATTGATTAAGTTGAAGATCTGATCGTAGCTAAGCTCTTCTGCAAGTGTTAGAATCGCAGTAGCTCGATCTGCGGACCAGTTCTTATACTCAATACCACGGGCTAGTGTCGAGCGCAGTTTAACCCAGAACTCCATTTCATTACGTAACTGTAACGCATCTTTAGCAAGAACGTAATTCTCATGGAACCCGTAATCAGGTGCAGTCTGACTGTCTAGCAAGGGTGTGATCAACATATCACGAAGCGACTCACGACGAGTTTTCGTACGTACAGAGTGCTCGAGTAGTAGACTTGCCAGCTCACCACCGTCGAGTGCGGAAGTATCCAAATGAAGTACACTCTCTGCTATAGCTGCTATCTCCTTCAACTTTGCAGATTGCACTTTCTTGTCTTCTTCTTGTAGCACTTCGCTATCCACCCGCGAACGCAAACGAACTAAATCGTTTTCCTGAATTTTCATTTTCGCTAAGGTATCGAAAATTTCATCCAAGAAATCATTGTCATCCGTAAACTCACCTGTGCTTAGGTAAGGCTTTGCAGTACACTTATGAAAGTCAAGTTCGATCAAATCAAACGGATTCATAGCGACACGAACAGTCAGCGGATTCATTTGATCTCCTGACTCGTCGTATACTACCTTGGACTTAAAGTCGAATACGTAATAATTCGCCCATTGTGTAGCAAGATTTTTGCTAACACCATGGATATTACTCTTGTCCATGAAGTACGCCTCATAGTTCTTTACCGCATCTCCTTTGCCATACGCTACTTCTAAATTAGTTGTAGGTATTAAAGGTTGAATTCGCAGATACTTTGAGGTGTCTGTGTGTACTACTCGCATGTCTACAGTTAGCTGAGGGAGCATTCTCTCAACCTTAACCGCCGGTGCGTCATAGCTGTGTGGAATACAAATCGCCTCCAAAAATGGAATGCAGTTTGTCTTGATTATCGCTTCATCTTCTTCAAGATTACGCTCAATCGAGATCTTGTATTTTCCATTTCCTCTTGCGATATATTGCTCAGCCAGTAGCTCCAGGTAAGAACCAGAACAGTAGATCTTTACATTCTTATTTTTAGAAGTATCGAATGTGATCTCCAGTGAGCTACCACCATCCTCTGTCGCATTCACAGATGCTTCTTTGTCGAATAAGGTCGAGCCCTTTCCGATGTATTGCACCTTGTCCGCCATTGCGAATAGCCATGTTATACGCGCTGAGAGCGAAAGGTTTGTAACCAAGCGCGGCTCAACCTGGAATAGTGACCTAACATTAGCTGCGGTAGGATAGAACAGCTTTTCATCTTTACGCAATGAAATTTTCCCATTCTTACCGTTGCTAATATTATTTGCCGTTACCCACTGACGTAGAGACAAGTGGTTATCACGATTGAGGTTCGCATTAACAAATAAACTGAGGTCTATAGCCGGTAGTGGACCGGAAGACTCCTCTGAAATAATTGTCATGTCACGATCTTGCTTCGCCTTCGAATAATGGATTCCCGCATTCAGAACCAAGTTTTCATTAAAGGTTGCGAATTTGAAGTATTTCGCCATTGTAAGACATACACCACTCGCTCCTCCAGTGAAATTACGCGCATCAGTTGAGACCATAGATGCAAACTTTGAAAAATCCTGTAGCACAAAGTACTCATTAATGAATTTCTCTAACGAGCCTAAAA